CCCTTTTAGGGTCTACTTCCACACTAACTAAAAAGAGCTACCTAGTAGCTCTTTTTTTTACCTGGTGTAGATTTCTTTTTCTTCTTCTTGGTTGTTTTCTTTTTAGTTGTTTTTGGTTTTGAATAAGGCATTGTTGTCTCCTCAGTTGTTATTTGTGGTATTGCTCTTGGTATAATTATTTCATTAGCCATCTTAGTCCTCCACTGGTATCCAGAAGTGTCTGCAACGATGTCCGCCTCTCACAACGAATGGATCACCGCTACGTTTACCTGACCAACTCTCACTTGACCATAGACTTTTAGCTTCTGCTTCTGTAAACGTTCTCCCTTGGTTACGTATACAAAAATCTCTTGACTCAGCAACTAACGTTCCTGCATATCTAAACTTTTTTAGACCTGCTTGTCTGGCACGATGTTTAACAAACACACCATCAAAGTCCATTACTGTGTCGTGCATATCTGCACTCATCTTTTTACTTAAACTTGTCCCTACGTTAACACCTGCAAACTTGTTTTTTAGTTTACCAAGTATTGAGGCTATTTCTGCTTCATTTCTGTCTGTGGCGTTTCGTAGTTTTCTTAATCTATTTTGTAATCTTGTAATCTCAATATCATCAACTGTAATCATAAGCCCACTGATAGCATGTCTGCTATTTGTAGCAATCTGTTGAACGGCTAACCCTGCTAGAGCGCCTACAACTATTTCGGTGTTAACAGACTCTTTGTTTTGCTTTACACTTTCATCTAATCTTGCGTATGATTGTGCTTTTAATTCTGCAACTATTCTATTGTCTACTGGTGTAACACCAGTTCCTGTCATAGCGGCAGTATCTTTAGCAAGTGTATCAAAGTTGTCAATATATGCTCTAACACGCTCTTGCACAAGTGAACGATAGTCCTCTGTTAGTGGGACTCTTAGTTCTAATAGTTCGTCAATCGTCTTTGTTTCTAGTATTCTTTTAGCAACTTTATTTTCAAGTGTCTTTTCTGCACTCTCCATAAACTCGTCAAAATCATCTAAGATAGAATCGATTAAATCACTATGTTGTTGTATTTGTGTCTGTGTCGCCATCTAAGTTTGCTCCGAACTCTGGTGCTTGTGAACCATTCTCAATCTCTTGAATAATAGTATCCATCATTTCTTCATCTTCTACTGTGATACGTGCAATTTGTTTTGCAATCTCTGTAGTGTATTGACTACTTGATACTGGTGCCGCACTTGCTTTCATTAAGAAGTCTAGTTCGGTGTATGTATCAGTTAAATCAAAGTTATCTGGATAATCAATAACGCCATCAAAGTGTGCATCGCCATCATAGAAATGAACAAAGTGATGCCAGATTTGTTCTTCTGCAATCTCTAAGTTATCGGCTATCTGTGCTAATTTAACGTTCAATAACTCACGTTCTATCTTTAGTGATACACCTGAAGCTGTTGCTTTTGATGTTGAACGCATTGAACTTAGATTAGCTATTCTGTCAATCATTGCAGTTTTTGTTTTGATTGCTTCTAAGATTGAACCAATACTTGCATTTGATGGTTGTAACAGATAAGGTTTTAGACCTGGTTCGATGTCTGTGTTCTCAATCGTAATAACTGAGCCAGCACCACCTTGCATGTCTACACCTTCTGTAGCAACGATTGATGGATGATTAGAAATACGAATAACTTGTTCTAGTTCGGATAGTTCATTGTAGATAGATTTCTGTAGGTCTGCCACATCAGCGATTTGTGATATACCTATTCCTCTTTCGTGTGAACGTTGTCCGTATAAGAAAGTTGCTGGAATGTGACCCATCGCATTCTCGTATTCTTCCATAAGAACCATTTTATCATTTTCTTCATCTACTTCATAAACACCAACTGTTTCTGGTGTCCATACTCTGTAGATACATTTTTCATCATCTTCAAACTCTTTTAGTTTTAGATAGTCAATCATGTAACGACCGTTTGCCATTCTTTCAAAATGCCAGTCAATAATATTTTCTGGTGTAATAACTGAAAGATATGGTCTGATGCCTTGTGCTAATTCTTCTGCTAGAGTAGATGCCTCACTTGCAGGCTTATCTAACATCAACAGCACATGACCATAGATATTTGCAAGTGTAGTAGCTTCTCTCATAACAGCGTCAAATGAGCGACCTTCTAAATCAGCATCCTTCAAGAATGGTTGTAGAGCAGGATTATCTGCTAGTATACCAAACTCTCTTTGCGGTGAGTCTCGCCAGATGAATGAACTATATGTATCAACCACTGAACGACAATGATTGTCTAGTGGTGTGTTCATAATACGTTTGCCGTATTCATTGTAGCCATCGTCTTCTTCTTGTAAATACTTTCTTAGGTATTGACCTTGTTGGTAATCTTGTCCACCGTAGTAACTATCATAGTAGTATCTCCAACGGTAAATATGTTTCTTATACATATTATGCTTTTTTATTATATTGTCATAATCCATAGTGCTGTTCCTTTACATGTGCGTAAATCGTTTTGGTTTATTAATCGCTCTCACTGGTTTAGTAATTGGCGCAATGTGAGCCACAAGATAACCAAGTGCATCATTTTGATGGTCAAAGCCACCGTCTTTATCAGGGATTGCTGTCCCTTCTTTGTAAACTTGACGCTCAAGACAACGAATAGAATTCATACAGTTTGGGTCTATCGAATATCTTACAGTTCCGTTTGCACTTTCCATAAGACTATTTACTGCATTTATTCTATCTCTTACTGCATCATGTTTTCTTTTTGCTTCTACCTTAAAGTATTGTTGTAGAATAGTGATATCTGTTTTCCCTGTAGCTGAGGTTTTACGCTGATTGCCTGCAGGATCAGGGTAACAAATAACTTTTGTTTTGTCATAACGGTTCATAATCTCTTGTGCTAGTTCTTCTGTATTGCTTCCATATATAGAGATTTCATCAAATTGATGTAGTTTGCCGTTAATTATTTGACACACACTTGCTGACATTGGGTCTATGTTAAAATCAATGCCGATATGTATTGGTGCATCTTTATTAAATTCTTGTTTTGCTACGTGCTTTGTTCTGTCAAAGTTGTAATAAATTTGTCCAGTAAAGTTAATAAACGATGCTAGATATTCTTGTTCAAACTGTCGTTTATCCATATCTGTTTTTGCACGTTCTATTTCTTCTTCTGGGATATTACCGCCATCCATTGATGTAAACTGAAATGACGCCCAGTCTTTATCATCTGTTTGTCCATAATCATAAAGGTCTTTAAAATGGTTAAAGCCTTTTGGTGTTCCACAGAATAGTGCAGAACCAGGTGGTGTTTGTGCGGATAATGTTGGTCTTAGAACTGCTTCCCATGCCTCTCTTTTCATATCTGCAAACTCGTCTAGAACTAGAAAGTCGACTCCGCTCCCACGTAAGGTATCATATCTATCACTCCCTTTTAAGGAAATTTTGGAACCATTAATTAAACGAATGCTTAGTTCGTTCTGATTGATTTTATCTGCCCATCCTAGTTTTGTCATTTTACTCTGTAGTGCCTCCCACGCAATATTTTTTGCCTGTGAATAAGTTGGTGCAACATACCAAACTGTTTTGTTTGGGTGTCTTGCAAATCTAGCCAACTCTCTGATAGCAAAGAATGTTTTACCACATCTTCTTCCTGCTACAAACACTCTAAAACGTGCATCTGAATCAGCAACTGCCCGTTGTGCTTTATTCAGTGGCATCGTCTGACCAAGGGAGTATTTTATCTTGTTCTGCTACCGGTGATTCCGATTGCCCCAACATAGACTTGCCTAAAAAGATAAGAAGTGCTGGATTTCCTTGCATAGCTACTTCTATTTGTTTTCTTCTTAATCGCATTTTGCCTTCTGCTTTCCCTTTGTCTATAAGTCCCGCATATCTGCGTTTTAACGTGTCTTCTGAAACACCGATAATGTCTACCATTTCTTTCATGGTGCAATGTATCTGTGCTAACTTATACAATAGGTCTTCGTCAATCTCTTTGACGGGTCGACCCACCTTTTTTTCTTTTGCCATCGTTGTCTCCCATTTTACCGTTGGTTACGTAATAAACCTGCTTGTGCAGTGTCTATCGTAGATACTATAACATATTTGCTATCATACTTGCTACTTGTGTAGATACTAGGACTCCTAATATCCACCAAATTCTGTTATCTATCTTATCTACTTTATTTTCAACTCTACGAACATCCTGTTGTAAATGAACTAGGTGATTATCTCGTATAGTTTCAATATCGTTTTTAATAATTTTAATTTCTATGTCTTGTTCAATCTGGCTTTTACCAATGATTTTTGCTTGTTCTACTGCTTGTGCTTTCATTGATTTCTCCATTATGAACTACTGATGTTTGCGCCTAGTGATACACGTTTCCAATTAGACCCGTCATATACTGCAATACACTTGCTACCACCATCACCATCTGTGATGTAAGCAATAGAACCTTCATCGATGATTCCCATACCTGCGTATGCGTTTGCTGTTGATGTGTCTAAACTTGTTAAAACTAAACCACCATTTGCTGACATTTTACCATTAACTGTTACTGTATCTACTTGTGCATTATCACCTAAAACTGTGCTACCATTGACTGTCAAATTATCATCTATAGTTACATTGCCACCACTGTTGATAATATTGTTGCCGTTTGTGTCTAATCTGTCACCTAACTTTAAGTCACCGCCTGATGCTCCAATAATACCATGACCTGAATCATAAGAGTCACTACCAATTCGAACAACATTACCTTCTTTAATGTTTAGTGTCTGTGTAACTGTTGTAGAATTTTCAGGTGTTGTTTGAATAACAACTTCTGTTCCACGATTAGATCCTGTCTGTGCACCTTTTGTCAGTGCAAGTATTCTAACGTTTGCTAAGCCTGGTAGTGTTGCTCCATTTGCCGCGTTACCATTGATGGCTAATATTCTTTTAGCATCTCCTAAGGCAGCCGGTGAAGCTGGTGTGCCACCAAATACTTCTGTTTCAAATCCCGGGTTTGTAAATAGATTGACGGGCTTTAATCCGCCGCCATCTGTTCCTGCATATTCTTTGAATACAACTGAAGGCCAAGCAGTGTCTCCTGCGTCAAGCTGAATACCCGACATTGCATAAGCTGGCGAACCTGAACTATCAAAGTCACCAATAGTTGTTGTCTTGCTTGATACATTACCTTTAAGTTTAATGTTGTCGTTAAACTCTACTTCTGAACCGTTATTACCGATATCACCTGTAACTTGTAAGTCATCATCAATCTTTAGTGTTCCGGAACTTGTAACGGTTGTGCCTTGAAAACTTATAACACCGTTTGTGTGTGCTAAATCTGCCGCTCCAGCTTTGTTTGTATTTTCAGTTGTAGAGAAATCTAAACGTGTTCCCATACCTGATGCACTGTGATCCTCTGTAGCTACACCATAGATTGTTGCTGAAGGTGTTAACCATTCTGTGCCTGTTCTGTATCCCGAATAAGGGTTATACATAACTGCGCCGAATGTGTCATCATTGTTTAGATAGTCATCTGAACCAGAGTCTTTACGACCTGCACTTAGAACCATTAACGCTCTTGGAACAAGATTATATTGTGAACCTAAACCAAAGTCATGTTCTCCACGTGAACGAATAGTAAAGGCTGCCCACGCATCCTCAGCCCCCACGCCTGCTACAGTTGTAGGCATATCGTTGCCTGCACCATATGGGTTAAAACTTGTTTGTGTAAAGCCATCATCTACTTTAAGTGTATCCGATGCTGTCAATAAACCACTTACTGTTACAGCTCCACTTAATGCAAGTGTGCTTTCACCTTCTACTGCCGAGATTGCTCTTGCTGTTGTATGATAAAGATTACTTGAACCTTCACTTACTGTATCAGTATTGCCTTGTGTATAAGTTAAAACACCAGTTGAGTTATTGTAACTTAACTGTGTGCTATTTTCTGAGATAGCCGCTCTTGCTCTTGCATCTGTGAAATATAAGTTGCTTGAGCCTTCTGTTATCTCATCTGAATTGTCTTTTGTTTGAATCTGTGTAGCAATATATGCCTTTGTTGATTGTTGTGACGGGACTTTAGTTGCTGAATCTGAACTAAAATCATCTTCATCAATAATTGCCGCATTTACTCTTGCATCTGCTCTTGCATTGGTAAAATAAAGGTTCGATGAACCTTCTGCTACTGTATCAGTATTTCCTTGCGTATATGTAAGTGCTCCTGTAGATGAATTATATGCTAAAGAACCACTTGCTGAAATACTTGCTCTTGCTCTTGCTGTTGTAAAATATTGATTGCTTGAACCTTCACTTAAGTTGTCAGTATCTTTTGTTCCAAGTCTTGTATCAAAACGTGCATCTGTGTAATATAAATTTGTGCCTTCACTTAAATCTGATGTAGATTTATTTCCAAAGGCAGTATTGAATCTTGCGTCAGTATAATATAAATTAGATGAACCTTCGCTTAAATTGTCTGTGTCTTTTGTTCCTAAACGTGTATCAAATGTAGAATTAAAATCTGCACTTGCTAATT